TCACAGTATGTCCTCATGCTTGTTGATTAGTTCCTCGTTGTGTTGGTTGATTAGAATTTCAGCATACCTGATAACTTTTTTTAGATCGCCAACAGGGTCGCCTTTAAACCTCCATCGTGAGGCGTACTTGACAATGTTAGCGCTACAAAAGTCTAGGTTATTGCTCATAATATAATCTATTGGCTCGATGTCTAGCATCCTGTAGTGTTGGTCTAAATCCCGCATACGCCCGTCACGCATTGCGCCTCACTGTTGTCCTCGTAAACCACACCCCTTTTACTGCTGGCCTCCTCATAAGGAACCGTCGTAATAGGCTGACCGCCTCGACTTCCATCAGGATAAAATGTTAAGCCCCTCAGTCCATGCGCGTATTTGTATATCAACTTGGCTACATCCTCTACCTGAGATTCATTGTTACCCTCTGAACCCCACTCAGGGACATTAATGGTTGAACTGATGCCGTGATCTACAAACTTTTGTATCTCGTACTGCATCTTTATTCTTCGCTCAAGGTCTGCGGATAAATCTACTGCCGATTCTATATCGTCTGGTTTAACTCCCCCGTCGATAAGGAGTTGGGCTGTGCCGTCAACGACATACTGATACTTCCATTTGGTTCCATCTGTAAGGTACCTGCGACGGTATGCGACGGCGTAGATAGGTTCAATTCCACTTGTTGTCCCTGCAAGTATCGAAATTGTACCTGTGGGGGCGATTGCTCTATATCCCTTAGGACGCGAGAGATAAAATCTATCGCAGTGTACATTGGCGCTACGTTCTGACTCATCTTTATATACCCTTAGCCATTTCTTTAGCTCGTCATTGATCTCGTATCGGTACCCACGAGTAAGCAGCCACTCATGCAGCCCCATAATACCTAACCCTAGCCGCCTGTTTTTGGCACGGACCTCGTATACTTTGCCGTATGGTAGCGTCGCGCGAAGCGTGCCACACACCAGCATTTTCGACGCAACGCGAACGACATCTTTGAATTCCTCAATCGTTTCAATGTTCGCCAAATTGACACTAGCCAAATTGCATACATCACTATCATCCGCGCTCGTAATTTCCGTACAGGCGTTGCGAAGTGTCTCATCACTTTTATCTCCAAAGTTAAAGCTAAACCCAGGCTCACCAGTCATCATGGCTTGCCTACAGTTATCTAAAAAAACATCCTGCTTGTATGTATTTTCCTGCAGAAATGCGTCATCATACCCAACAGATATGTTCATCATATCCAACGGTGCGCCAAAGTTAAAATTCTCACGCTTGGCATCAGCCACCGTTAAGTCTCCGGCTATCTTCATATCATGCCAGTTTTTAGAGTGCATGAAATCCCTGATATCCTCGTGCTGGTGGTTGAGGCTGCCCCACTCTGCTGTGCGGCGGCTACCACCCTGCATCACTTGGCGACCACACTCGTTGATGGCGTTTAACAGGGGCATAGGGCCAGACGATACACCCCCTGTGCGCGACAGAGTGCGTCCTGCTGGCCGTATTCTAGATACATCTACCCCTATACCAGCACCAGTCATGGTGAAGTCCATCACACGCTTAACCAGCGACCCCCACTCCTCTCTGGTGTCGGCCTCCGCGCGCAACAGGCCACAGTTATTATAAAAAGCTGTGGTTCTGTCACGCCCTGCATAATAGATATAACGACCACCGGGCATAATCTTGAACTCAGTAATACATTTACGCAGGTAATCTAAATCATCCCTGCTCATCAGCGGTGAGTCTGTGCCATCCCGACTGCCGCAAACATCGTTGACAATCGCAGCAGCGCGATCAGGCCACTGCTCATACTGATTCTGTGAGTATTTGGCTTTGAAAATGTCGTAGCCCAGCCCTGTCTTAAACCCGTTTGTCATTATTATTCTCCACTAGCGGCCATATTGTATTGCGCACGCCATTGTTCGACTGATTTCTTTTCTCGTTTAGCCATCAATTTGTCAAAGCCATCTGGAGTAGCCCACTCCGCTGGCTGCTTTGATGTGTTAAACGCCCCCTTGTAATAGGCGTACCTAAAAATACCCCACATCACACCGCACCTCTTAAACGCATCGCTTATGCCGCCTTTGGCACCCTCTATGTTGGTGTCATCAGCCCCATCGCATTTAGCAATCCAATCACCATCTATAAGGCACTCTATCTTACAGATCATGCGATTACCCAGCCATGCGTAAGATGTCTGCCACCCCTCCGGTCCAAACACCTCGTCCAGTCTGTCCATTACATCGCGCGCAGTAATGTAAACCAACTCACCGCTGCCCCCTTGACCCCTCCTCCACCTCAGTTTCTGCAACGGGAATGGTCGTTTTAAACGAACTTCATGGTCTAACATTTGGTTTCTCCTTAACCTGTGCCACCGGGATTGGTGATGTTTTCATCCTCGTCATGTACCAACTCCTCGTGATAGCTTCCATCCTCGTCCTGCCACGCTTTGTAATGTCTAACAACCCAATCGCCGCGCTTAATAATGGTTGGCTTATCCTTGGTGCCAGGATTGGCTATGATGGTTCTGCCATATTTTTGGGGGGAGAAAAAAGAATCTTCCAGTTCCCTAAACATTGACGTTAGTGGGTGACTACCCATTGCTAAATTTCTCATAAATCACTCCTACCATGTGAAAATTAAAAAGGTTAATACTATTGCTAGTATCGTTATTGGCTCCATTACACCTCCTATGTTGCAGCAAACGCTGCGGCTAACTGTAAAAAGTGTTCGGCATCCAACACAACTAGGGGCTGGTGCCTGTTTCGTTTTATAAATAACGCTGGCTGGTTATCTCCACAGTTTGCAACAGCCTGAGCGTATGCGTTCCATACGTTTAGAGATTCCTGGTTTTTGCACTCAACGCTGTACGGAAACAGCGCCCTAGCCGCTGGCGACAGCATTAAGTCCTCCCCCTGCGCTCCCATTGACCTCGACTCTATGTCCTCCGGCTGCAGGCTTGGGTTTACTTTTAACAATACTGATCTCACCCACTGTTGGAATCTTCTCCCCTTTTGCTTTGCTGATTGTGGTTTCATTACCAATCACCCTAGGGGTATCCCCCTCGCTATAGTAGTTGAGGGAGGCCATATCAAGCCACAGAGAAATAGACTCCTCCCCTTGGTCAAAATGCCTGCATTTGACAATGTTTAGCTTTGCGTCGGGCTTCATCATGTCATTAGCAAACGTGCGCTGCAGGATAAGCACGTTGTCAACTCTGTTGGTGATGTCTGAACTTCCGCTAACGTCGTGGCGTGACAGGGGTTGACTGGCGTCCTGAGTCTTTCTCGTGTGACACACAAGCATAATGTGTATGCCTAGGTCGCGTGCAATATTAGCCAGCGCGCAAACGAAACGCTTTTGCTGCTCCCATGCATCGCTAGGAATGTCGCCCACTGTCATCAGGCTGTCCACAACAACAAACTTTACGCCGTAAGTCTCTGTGGTGTAACGCAGCACCGCCATTAGGGTGTTAAATGTTACACTGCCCTGCTGGTTGTAGAACCACAGTTTACCCTCCGCCCACGCAGCAAAATCCAGGCCCTCATCCAACCCCGGTTCAGCGACTAGAGATCGTTGCCGCCAAGCCCTAGCCAACTGAGACTTAACGGTCATTTCCAGAGACACGCTGAGGCATGGGTATCCCTGCTCCATAGCGTTAAGCATAAACTGACTACAGACAAGGCTTTTACCGGCTCCTGATGGGCCAGCAAGCACGGTTATCTCATGCTCTCGCAGTCTAAACCGCTTATCCATACGGGGCCAAGGCAGCTTTATGCCCCTGATCTGCTCACCATGCAGGTAGTATTCCAACACCTCCTGCGTCCAATCTGACGATGGCCCAACAAAACGATGAGCGTCTGAAATTTTTTGGTAGGGTTTTAACTGGTCGTATGTAATCTCAGGCATCAGCTAACGCCCCTTTCGGCAGCCCAAGCCATATTGGATAGCTTGTCTTCCCTGTCTAGGTTAATCTGATACCAACTGTTGTACAGCTTTCGTAAATCATCAGCATGGTAATCTAAATCTTCTATCGTTGATCTAATTGTGGACACCATCAGGTTTAGGTCTTCCATGCTGGTGCCGCCATCTGCGATATCGTCATCGATGCACTGGACAAGCAGCGCTGAGTCATTTGATGCCTTGCGCAATATTGTCTCTGCCTCTGCTTCAAAATCTGTAATTATTTTCATACCTTATCCCCTCGACGGCAGGTTCCGCCAATACTTATCATTCTCGCTCGACATTTCATCGAAGTTGTACACCCAATAATCGCTCTCGCTCAGATCGCTGTATTTTGCTGATGGCGGGGGTGGATTCCACCAAGGATCATAACCACCACCTCTCTCCTTAGGAACAGCCATTAACGCAGCGCTGTCCCAATAGACACGGCTATAGTGTCCTGTAGGCCGGGGTTCCGACTCGCTTAGCGACACCACCCTGTCCCGGTTGTTGCGGTCATTGCCTATGAAAAAGTCAGGCTCATCATGCAGTCTCTGCATCTGCTGGTAAATCTGGTAGGCGCTAACGATGGCGCGGTCAGCGGCACGCTTATGCAGATTTCCTGCTTTTTTTATGGCTTCCACAGAATCCAGTGATCTTGTCAATAAAGCCTCGACCTCGA